CTGCTTATAAATATCAGCAACTCCAGCCAGACCACGTAACGCGGTCAGACCAACGTTATTTGCACCTGAGCGAGCCAGTTCATTGTTTTCGCGGATCAGACCAAGCGTTGCGTTAATGTCGCTTGCCTTTGGCGCATTCTCGTTTTGCGCACCAATGCCAGCCAGAAAACCACCAGAATTAATACCCTGTTGCCACGTAGCCATTGATTACCCCTTAAAACAACGAGCCAAGCAGACCAAGACCAGCACCGATACCAGCACCCCACGGAGTTGATAGCTCGAGAGCACTGGCTATGCCACCACCCAAAAGCGCACCGGATGCAGCACCACTAACACCCTGCTGCAATGCTGACGGTCGGTTGGCGTTTGCAGCCGCCAGCGCCGCGCTTTGCTGTGAAATCTGGCTCATGTTGTTGGCATATGTTTGCCCGGCGTTTGCCTGCCCCTGAAGAGCGCCAAGACCGATATTTGCCAGGTTGTTGTAATTGTTCATTTGTCCAGATAGCCATTGCTGACCAAGCGTTGGTGCGATTGTTGCTAACTGATTACTGGTTGCGGTGGAACCCAATCCACCTGTTGCTTCCGCTGCCGCCAGACTCTGATAGCGAGCCTGACCTGCAAGGTCTTTATACTGCTGAGAGTTGTAATACTGGTTAAGTGCCTGACCTTGCCCCTCCAGAGACGATAAGTTCTCGATGCTGCCGACATACTTCTCAGCCAGAGGAGTAAACGGCTTCAGGTTATTCATGATGGTGTTGAACTGCTGATTTTGCAGGTCTGCGGCATACTTCTGAGCTTCTGCTGCATACTTTGCGCTTTTATCAGAACTGCCACCTTTCCCACCCTTTTCAGGGCAATAAGGTTCCTCGCCGCGCAGTTTTCTGCCCAGCTTAAATGCATATAACATGGCTATCTCCCGTGATTCAGGAAGTCGATTAGTTCTTCGCGTGTTGCGCTGTAAAACGTCACGTCATCCACGCCTTTGAAGTATTTCTTGATGGTTCCTACACGCTTAAGACCAATCATTGCGCAATACATCTGACCGTGGCGGAATTTGCGTGCGGCGAACGATGTGACGCACTGAACGGTGGTGTTAGTCAGAATGTATCGCCAGAACGCCAGCCCGATTTCCTTGCTGAATCCACGAACCTCTGGCAGGTACATGGCGTGGCAATCGAATGTAAGCGGCTGAATCTCCTGATAGTAAACAATGCCGCCAAACTGACCGTGCACGTTAACCTCAAAGTAACGGCATTCAGGCTTGTAGTCGTATCCATCACCGTTGTTGCTCCCGGCGATAATGTCAGGGTGATTTCCGACTGCTTCTATCAGGTCGATGTTTCGCGTTGGTTTGAATGTAATCATCAGTCAATCAGCCCATGTAATCTAAGTGCCGTTTCAAGCGCCAGAATACGCTGCCGCGCCTGCTGCAAACCTGTAGCGAGAGCTGCGACTTCGGATTGTGTGTACGTAGTGCCGACAGTGTATGACTGGTTAGCGTTGAATGAGCCAAGAAGTGGCGTACCTGTGGCTGTAGTCCATCCGGTATTTCTTGCTCCAACAACCTGAATTCCATCAACTGAATATGATGTTTTTACATCCAGCGGTGACGCAAGAGACTGCGATTCGGTTACGGTTTTCGATACGTAATCACTCTTAATGTCAGATACATCGCTTTCTACGCCATCCAGTCTTTGGTCAACAGTGACCAGATGCGCCTGAATATCGATAACCTCATCCAGCAAGTAATCAACATCGCTACGCAGTACGACTATCTTCCCTTCGGCGGTTGTTAACCTGACCTCAAGTAGATTTATCGCTTTTGTGTTTGCGGTGATTCTTGCGTCGTGATCAGCCAGTTCGACGTCCTGTTCATCGTTTTTCACCTGAGCATCGTAAGCGCCCTGACCAGCCTGATTTGCCTTCCCGGCAATTGCGCCGACATCAGCCCCCTGATTAATGACATACAACAGGTAAGACTGGCTGAATATATTGCGTGGAAGGATTGATGTATCGAGTCGTGTAGCCTGAATTGTTACCGGCTCATTGAGATTCGAATCAGCCATTACTCAATCCTTATCTGGCAACCAGACAGAGTGACAGGTGACTTCGTGATAACGCGCAATTTGAAGCCGACATTTTTCCTGATGCGCCCTACTCGCTTCCACAAAACACGCTTGTCGTAAACGAACGGTTCATTCTGTTCAATCATCTGCTCACGACCGTAATTGATGCCGTCAGTGGTTGCTGAGAGGAACAGGCGGTCGGCGTACTGTGCAACGCCAGTTGACGATTCAACCTCAAGGTCGAAAACTCTGGCGTTATCTGCTTTGAACAACGGAGTAAACAGCAGGTGTTCTTGCTGTAGCCCATACTGGCTGCTGATGTCGAACTGCAATTTTCCGGTCACGGACTCCAGCTTATCGCCGCACGTTATCTGATTGCCTTCGTAAATGAAGTCGATAGCGCGGTACACATCGTCATACAGGCCTGTTTTCAGTACGCACCATTGCGGACCATTGGCGCTTGAAGATGCGTCGTAAACAAGAACATGGCGCGGCAGGTGAATAATCAGCAACTCATGAGCATCAAACCGCAACGATTCCATCACGCCATCAGCCAGTTCATCAGCAGTGTAGGAGCGTAGTATTTTCTCAATGCTCGCGCTGGCGATTGGTGATACCTGACCGGAGCCGATGATGTATACAGACGGCGCACCCGTTGCCGGATTGCTGATGAACGCATACGAATCAGCAAACGGCGTTTTGCAGTAAGTTCCGGCAATACCTTTCTGCACCATCAGCGATGGCTGTGCGACATACAAAGCGGCACCAACGGTAGTTGCACCAGTCAGGGAGAAATATTCAATCGTCGATGAACCAAAGCAGACGATGAAGTCTCGCCATGTTCCGATGCCGATGATGCCGTCAGGCTGCGATTCTGCGCGATATTGTGCGCTGTATCGGTCAGGATGTGATTCGTCTTCAGGGTCAGTGATAAACCATGAATCAGTGCCGTCTTTTGACCACGCATAACGCCCACGTAAGCGCGTAATGTCGCGTACTGAGCCTAACTCATACTGCGTGAATCCGCTGTCTGTAGGCCAGTTTGAGACGGTTTTAACCGTGCCATCATAGCGATACTCGACCAGTTGACCATTAACGCCTACCGCCTGTGATGTCCGACCATGCGCCATTGATACGCGACCACTTCCGGCAACATCACCGACTTCACTTTCGCCTTTGTACAGCTTGCCACCACACACGCGATAAACAGCATTCTGCGCCATGTTGTACTCGACGCCACGCGATACGCCGTTCACATCAGAACGTTTGGCAATGCCCGGGAATGAGCGAAGATATCCGCTGCTGTTAAGGATTTCTTTTGGTGTAGCCAACATATTCACTGGCAGATAGTCGATATAGTCGGCGTTTCGGAAGTCTTTGCCGACACCTTTCATAAGCGGAAGTTGCTGAATCGGCATTTATTCACCTCACGTACTCGGATCATCTTTCTCGATGTAAAACCGATTCCACGCAAACGCGCTTTTGTTACCACTACCGCGAGGCATATCATTTCGCCGCTCAAGTGGTGGTATTTTGGTTAAAGCGATACAGATTGTCTGATATGCACTGTCAGCAGCGGTAAGGAGAGCGTCTGACGGCTGAATGACGTTATCCATGCACACTTGCACAGCGAGTTTCAAAGCGACGCCATCATTTGCCCATGCAGGGATACCTGAATCATCGTCAGGTAACGGCATGATGCCGTTTTCTGTATCAGCAAACTGATATCCAAGCTCGATACCTTTAGCCTGCCATGCTGCCATCATGTCTTCGAGGTCATTAATGGCATCTTCAATTGCCTGAGGGTCAGCATCTGTCAACGTGGCATTGGAATACAGCCCGGCTTTTCGTAAAGCCTTTAGAACGAGATCACCCTTCGTTTTCGCCATCTTCTTCCGCCTTAGCCACTTTTTGCTTCGTTGCGGTTTCTTCAGGAGTTTTTACCCAACCTTTTTTCAGGTGAGATTTAACTTCTTCGTCATCAACAATGATGTAATCGACAGCAAACTGACCACAGGTGATCATGTTGCCAGGCTTATAGAGCATTGTTCGTGCCATTGTCTTCTCCCAATAAAAATGGGGCCGAAGCCCCACCAAAATTACTGCCCGGCAATAACGATGCCCGTATATTCAGGAACCAGTACAGAGCAACCGTACAGAGTGGTGAAACGAGCAGTGGTTACGCCTTTGATGTGGTCGAAGGCGTAAGACATGATCAGCGTAGCGCCCTGCTCGGTGGTTGCCGTCATTACCTGTGGCCCCTGACCAGTTGGGAACGCCAGTTTGCCGTACATCAGTTCAACAGAACCATCAGCCCAGAACAGGTTAGCCGGTGCGGCATTTTTGTTGAGAATGGTGATTGCTGCGCTACTTGCCGCGTTAGCATCAACGTTTGCATATGGTCGGCTGGCGACATCCGCGTTGTCAGGCGGCAGAATTTTCGGGGAGATAGTTACTGTCGTTCCGCTTACTGCCAGAACGCGGAATACCTGCGGCTGCCCGGTGGTATCTTTGGTGATCTGGTGTACGGAATTCACGCCAGCAATAGTGAACGCATCGCCAACCTGCAAACCAGATGCAGATACCGTAATGGTCCCCTGTCGGTTATCCACTGGCATATCGTTGGCATCTTTCGCTTCAACCTTGTGCGCAGGTGCTGCTGCCAGCGTAATGGGAGTTGCTGTACCCTTCGGAACACGACCAGAAATATCGGTCTTGTAGCTATCAAAGGAAGCAACCGGAGGGATCTGCGCTTTTTCGTATGCTGTCAGGGTTGCGCCCTGAGCATAGGCACGGTGACCAAGCTCGCCAGCAAGGTCTTTGTAGTTGAAGGGGTTCCAGAAAGAGCGGCGGTTGATACCCTGTGGTACACCAATCGCCGTCATGGTGGCATCAATACCTGCCGCACAGTTCCACAAATCACGGCCCTGTGAACCTGTGGTTGAGTCAGCCATCGTGATCACGTTAGTAGCACGCTGCGTAACCATGGAAATCAGGTCAGAGTCAATCTGTGCAGCAAGGCGCATACCTGCGGCGCGACCAGCTTCAGTTTTATGTTCCGGGTCACGCATTTCACGCGCATCCAGAGTGTACAGAATGTTTTTCGGCTCCTTGAACACAGAAGGAACAAGGCGCTGAACCAGTGCTGTAGGCGTTTTTCCGCTGAGGTCGAGGCCTTCCTCAATGTTCATGTGGTAATGCTGCGGACGATACAGAACATCACCTGCTCGCTGCATTGCTGTATCACCGGGACGGAATTTTTTAGCGTTACGGGAAACTACGCAGGCGGCCTCAAAGCCTTCAACGTAGTTTTCGAACATGATTTCAAGGTCTTTTGCTAATTGGTTAGCCATGCTTAATGCTCCGATAGGTTATTTTTTTGCCTTTTTAGCGGCGAAATACGGCGTCCAGTCACCAGTTTCCAGCGCCTTGGCTTTCAGTTTGTCTAGGTTATTGATTACTGCGCCGTTGCTCCCCTTAACTGTCGGGGTTGTGGCTGCCGTGGTTTTTGCTTTTGGCATGATTCTGGCCTTCGATTCGATACGTTCCAGCAGACGACCAATTGCTACGGGGTTGGTAGCTTCTGCCAGTTGCTTGCGCAGTTCAGCGTTGCGACCGAGCGCCAGAACAACGATTTCCGGCTTCTCTGACTCAAACAGGATCGCGTTTTGTGTCTCGATGGGAATTTCCTCGAGTACGGCCTGCTCAGCTTCCTGATAGCCAGGAACTTTGAGAGCCTTAACACGTTGCTGATATTTGGATAATCGCTCTTGATAGGCAGCCTGAAGCTCCTGCTCCTTCTGCTTGCGAGCCATCTCCTGTTGCTGGTACTTGCCGTTATCCTCTGCCCACTTAGCCATGCGTTGCTGGTAGATTTCTTCATCGAAACCGATGTCCTCATCGTCCAGTTTTGGCATTCGCGGTGGTTGAGTGATTACCGGCTGCTGCTCGACGGGTTTCTGAGACTGACGCATCAGCTCTTTCAGCTCGCGGTCTTTCTCTTTAATCGTCTTGCGCAGGTGTTTTACCAGTCCATGCTCTGCGCTATCTTCGCTGGTTGGCGAATCCAGCTTTTCGTCACCAAAGTAGAATTCCTGCTCTGATTCGTCGTCATCAGTTTCAGTAGTTTCCTCTGCATCATTGCCGGAGGACTCACTGCCATCTTCTGTTTCGACTTCTTCAGCCAGTTCGACATCATCAGGAATCTGCTCTGACGCGTCGGTTTCGATTTCAACTTCTGGTGTGTTTTCTGCCATCTGGTCCATTTGTTACCCCTGTTTACTCGATGTTCAGCCCATCGGAAGGCAATAGGGTGCCAGGCCTCATAAAGACAGCCATTGCACGTTATGGGTTAATTACTGCTGTGGTTGTTGCTGAGTTGATTTTTGCAGGATACTGCTGATGTCCATGCGCTGCGCATGGCCCTGTGCCTGACTTTTCAGGACAAGCTCTGCATCAGCACGGGCATTGTCTCCTTGCTGTTGCTGGAACTGTCCGAGCAGTTTCAGAGCCTCGCGGATATCAGATTTCTGCTGGCTATCAGCAGATGCGAGGATTTTCACAACGTTTGCCGCTGCAACCTGAGCATCAGTCTGTGCCTGGAATGCTTTAACCTGAATGGCTGCCTGTTCGTTCTGCGCTTTCTGCAATTCAGCCTGACCAGCAAGAAGCTGACCTTGCGCTGCAACCATAGCCGGATCTGGCTGACTGGCCTGTTGTTGTTTCGCCTGTTCAACCATCTGCTGTTCTTCAGGCGTTCTCGGCTTGATAACGCCAGACAGAAGCAACTGATTGCGGTTGTATTCTTTAAGGTCGTCCATCCCTTCGCCGTCCATATTGTCGAGAATCATCGACGATACAAGGTCGTGCTTCGGCGTTCCTGGTGGGATAAGTGCCAGCATGGAAAGTAACGACTTAACCGTTGCATCACGGCGAGTAGCGAACGACTGACCGACATCGACAGTCACTTCATAGTTACCCTGCGAAAGGTCGTTAAGCGCGATAACCTGCCCTGTCTGACGGTCAACCACTTCACCAGTCATCAGCGCCACGTCATCGCTGCCATCCTCATTAACGATGCGCATTGGCGTATCGCTGCCATAGACTTCACGAGCCATAGAAAGCCACACGACGCCAGCGCGGCGCATGGATTTAGCCATGTTGTCCATGTAGATATAGGACTGCGTGTCCATCCGGTTAAAGATGCTATCAACGGTATCGGTAGCGACGTTGCTCGGCATGTTCTCAAGCTGCGACGCACCTGTAATTTGCTGAATAGCCGTTCCGGTGTACTGCAATAGCCCGGCAAGAGCAGGAGGCATTTGTGTCGGAGGTGTATAACTGCTGACCTGAGCCTGCGCAGTAATATCTCCGTTTTTGTTTTTCAGACTGACCATCGGCAGGAACGCCGGGCGCTTTTTGTTGCGCTCCGCCCAATGAGTGGCAAGAGGACCAGGAATCATGTCAACATCAACTACAGGAATGCCATCACCGCCAGCCTGAGTAGCGTTATCTGCAATCATGGAAACCATCAGGTTCTCAAGACGCTGTGCATCCATCGCTTTTGCTGCGTGGCCTTCGATTCGCTCCTGATTATCAACAAATGAACGACGCCCATATACCGGGATGAGAGGAATATGTTCGCCCGGAATACGCTTAGGTTCTTCCAGCCATTCAGCGCCAGACAGAAGACCGCAATAAACTCGGCGTTTCTTCACCGTTCGCTCGCCAATCAGTTCGAATGCACCATCGGTCAGCTCGTCGACAATATCTTTGATTTGCTCTTCATCATAGATTGCCGTTTCTCCGCTGACAGGGTTACGCCATGCTGTGAGCTTCACCTTCTCTATGCGGACTTCGTAGTAACGTCCAACATAGATAGCGTCAGGCGTTGACCAGTCATACTGAGTACCAGTGTCATCACGAGAAAGACTTGCCGCGATGGAATCAGGGTATTCAGCCTCGAACGCTTTAGGCGTCATGGAGAACATTTCCATAGCCCACATAGCATCAGAGCGGTCATATTGCTTGCTGTCCTGATCGAAGAATACGCATGTCGCTGGGTCGTAAACAGGAAGAAGGCTGATGCGGCGCTGCTCGTTACTCGGATCCATTTCATCTTCGTAATCGGCACACATGCGGAAACAACCGAATCCGCCCGTTACAGCATCATCAAATGCGTTATCACACGCTTCGCCACCGGATGTTTCCTGATAGTCAGCGCGGAATTTGCCGTTCATCTTTTCGGCTAACGCTTCCGATGCCTTGTCATCCTTCGGCCTGAATTTAACGCTGATGCGATTCTGTCGATACTCGCCAATGATGCGATCACATTCACGGGCAATCTTATTCAGTTCAAAACGCGGATAATGCTCAAACCTGCCTTCATCAAATGAGTAACCAGCGTTTGTGCTGCCTTCCCACTGTGCGCCGGATACCCGGACGAAACGTTGAGCCTCAATAATCTGCTCACGCATATCCTGCGTTGCTGACCAGGCATTATCAAAGTTGCATAGCACCTTGCGATGCCAGTCAGTCATCTTTTTTTCTGCCATATCAACCTACACCACAAGGAATTGAGTAACTGGAATAGTCGGGTTGCGCAGCCGACTCCGGGCAATGCATACACATCATCAGAGCATCAGCCAGGTTGGGAGATGGAATACCGAGCTTCTGCTTCATTTCGACCTTAGTCATTAGCTCCAGCTTCCCGTTGTTATTGAATTTGCGCTGAATCTGCGTCAGTTCTGCAAACAGCTTCTCCAGCATATTCTCGCCTATCGCTTCTTTATCGAAACTCAGCATGTCGTCGGGGTCTGCATACTCACCGTGAACAACCGCCCGATATGTCAGATACAGCCTGTCAGCCAGCGCGTAATAGAATTGCGCTCGCTTATTGCGGAATACATCGCCAATAGTGCGAACATTGTCGCCCTGTACGACTTCATCAGCCCATGCTCCGGCCTGATATGGCGCATCTTCATCGAATGGCGATTCGCTGCCCTTGAACATCGTGGCGGTGATTTTCTTACCGGAGAACGCTTCCGTTGTCTGTCTGCGTAGCCCGGCACCAACACCATCACCATCCCACAGGTAATGGTCAGCGCCGTCTTTAATAGCCAGCGAAGTAGCCCAGTCAGCACCATCGTTGATGTCCATCAGCAGACCTTCGGCAATGCGCTTAACCACCGAACCGTGACGCGATGCGTAACCTTTAGCATCTGGCCCTGTATCTGACGGGTCATGTGCAGAAACAACCGCGCCTTTCGCTTTCCATCCGAGTTTCTTGTGCGCATCGGTTGCGGCTTCAAGCCATTCACGTTTGATGATTGCCATATCACTTGCGCTTACTGGCTCACCAAGCCAGATGTGACGATACAGTGTCGGATTTCTGCGTTTACACTCTTCCATCTCCAGACGGAGAACTTCAGGAAAATGCGGGTTGTCGGTGTAGTTCACCGTCAGCAGACAAATATCATCGGGAGGATTTACAACGAATCGCTGATAGGTATCGTCGAGGATGTTTTTCGGGTTGAAGCTCACCCATATTTCGGAAAACGGCTTGCGAATGGTTGGTATCAGAATATCCCATGATTCCTTCGTTACCGCCTCCGCTTCTTCCACCCAGCAGATATCAATACCTTCGAGCGATTTAATCTTCGTAGGGTTGTTTTTGATGCCGTAGAACATGAATTCAGCATTCGTTCCGAGATGACGAATCATTGAACGCTGAATTTCAAACTCAGCCGAATACCCTTCACGCTCGATAGTGTCTTCAAGCAACCGGATTACCGAATCACTGATACTGTTTTGCAGTTCACGAGCACAGAGGATGCGCACCGGCTGCCGACGCGCCGCTTCAACAAGCAGCCTCGCAATTGCCCATGATTTACCGCTACCTCGACCGCCTTTAGCGACTTTGTAGCGATGCGCCTCAATGAACGGTTCAAAGATAGGATTAATCGAGGTCATTTTCCGAATAGAGTGCTCATCGGTGATGTTTCAATCTGGATTGCGCCGCCGTCTTTGCCGACAAGCTCATTAGTTACCTTGTCGCCATACTTACGTGGATTCATTCGGGCCAGCGCCCATTTGCGGGTATCAACGCGAAGTCTTGCCTTTGCCACCTCAGCAGCATCTGGAATCGCATTGTCAGCAATTTCGAATATCTCTTCGAAAATAGAATCAGCTCGTGCCTCAGTTGCCTTCGCGTACTTGTCTCTAAATTCGTCATGCTCTGACAGCCAGCGAAATACAGTAGCCTTTGCTGGCATGCCGGGGCGCTTGCAAACCTTAACCAGACTTTCCCCGGAGGCAAGCAGCGCACAGATATCATCAGCCACCTCCGGCAGGTAATCCGAAGGGCGACCGACGTTCTTTTTCTCAGTCGCCATATTGATTATTTCCCTTCTGCTTGCTTATCCCATTCATCGCGGAATTTGGATGGGTTGTCGAAACCTTGAGTTGCCATGTTTATGCTCCGGTAGTGAACAGGTCTAACGCTTCCTTCGATTTACGCACCGCTTCGATAGTGCGGGTCGTGATATCTGAATTAGCGCCGCCTGACTGGAAGTGAATTTTGAATAACTCAAGCTTCAGCTCGTCAGTGCCAATGAACTGAAATGCTTCTTCTGCGGCTGCGTTCTGGTTCATGACCAGTTTGTAAATCTCTAACTGGAATTTCTGTTCTTCAGTCATGGGAATAATCTCTGCCATTGTTGGCTCCGTTTATCCGTTAAAAGGGATATCAGTTAAGTTATCCCGTGTAGGGTATAAGCCATTGTCGAGACCACTCATTGAATGGCCTCTGCAATAACCGATGTCTTTCCATCAGTCCGCCACCACAAAGAATCTTTTTTGCCATAAGGCTGGAGGTTCATCTTTCAGTGGCTGCCAGTGTTATTTCCCCACTTACTGGCTTGGGTTGTTTCGCTGTACTGCCGTTAATTGGTGAGTCCGGGGATTACGGTTTGCCCGTGCTGTTCAAGGCGTTCAATTCTCGCCAGTAGCTGAGGCTTCTTAATTTTTCCCCAGCGATTAAGCAGGCGGCCTGACATGCTGGCAACATCCTTCTCTTTCATGTACTCCAGCATTACGGCATTTCTCTCTTCTTCAAATTGACGATGACCAACCTGAAGCATGGCGTACATCCAGTTGAATGCGTTGATGTAAGCAATTTTGATACGCATTGCTTCTTTTTTGGTGTAGGACATAACCAAAAGCATCAACCCATCCTTGCGGAGACGGTAGAATTTTTGCGGTTTACCATTCTGTAACTCATTGTTTTTATAGCAAAGCTCAAAGTTGAGCTTTGTATCAAACTCAGGAGGGCAAGCTTCTATGGTTCGTTCAATGTCACGAACCACGTTCTTCGGCAGCTTTCCAAATGCTTTTGCCACCATAAAAGAATCTGTAACCGGATCGTTGTTTGCTACAAAAATTAGGTCTCTGAAATCTATATCGTTAACAACGGTTGGGTAGTTCATTGCGTCTTTACCTTTTAGAAAGATGAGCCTGTTCGCACAGAAAAGCCGTCCCCGAGATGGTCGCCACCATATACGGCAATTCTCAGGCTCAGCTTTCTGAAAGACTCGGGATTGTTACGCGCTGCGATGCGCGGTTTACTGCAGATGTAAAAAAGCCCCGCAAATGCGAGGCTAAATCCTGGTATTTGTAATGACTGGCTCTTATCTCAACGCAGCCCCTTACCGCGCGCCAGATGCTCAATATCAAGCATCAGCAATGAGATGTTTAATCTGGATTCACTCCAGAAGTGATCACCACCCTGTCTACAGAGCCAGATGTGAAGGATGATGAGTAAAATTATCGCTATCATCGAAGGCATTGCGTCCTGATGTATTCCTGCAGGTAGTTAACCTGCGCGGTTATCCTGTCGATTCCACTTCGGAGACGGTAATAATTGAGTTCAGCATCTGCTGTAAGTCTTGGGCTTTCTCCATCGCCCATGCCGCTGGCTCCGGTCGTTGACTTTGCACAGGTGGCGGCGACTTGCAGGCGCTTACGACCAGCAGAAACATCAGCACGGAGACTTTCGATAGTCGCGTTAGCATCAGCAAGATCCTTTGTGTATCTGGCGTCGAGTTCTGCTACATCACGTTGACGCTTCTGCATGTCAGCGATGATGGATGCGGCTTTGTCGCGCTGCTCTTTGTAGGCGATGGCGTTATCACGGTAATGATTAACAGCCCATGACAGGCAAACGATGATGCAGATAACCAGAGCGGAGATAATCGCGGTGACTCTGCTCATACCTCAATCTCTCTGACCGTTCCGCCTGCTTCTTTGAATTTTGCAATCAGGCTGTCAGCCTTATGCTCGAACTGGCCATAACCAGCCCCCGGCAACGAAGCCCAGATATTGCTGCAACGGTCGATTGCCTGACGGATATCACCGCGATCAATCATCGGTAAAGCGCCACGCTCTTTAATCTGTTGCAATGCCACAGCGTCCTGGCTTTTCGGAGAGAAGTCTTTCAGGCCAAGCTGCTTACGATAGGCATCCCACCAACGGGAAAGAAGCTGGTAACGTCCGGCTGCTGTTGATTTGAGTTTGGGGTTAAGCGTGACAAGTTTGCGAGGGTGATCGGAGTAATCAGTGAATAGCTCTCCGCCAACAATGACGTCATAACCATGATTTCTGGTTTTCTGTCGTCCGTTATCAGTTCCCTCTGACCACGCCAGCATATCGAGGAACGCCTTACGTTGATTATTGATTTCCACCATCTTCTACTCCGGCTTTTTTAGCAGCGAAGCGTTTGATAAGCGAACCAATCGAGTCAGTACCGATGTAGCCGATGAACACGCTCGTTATATAAGCGAGATTGCTACTTAGTCCTGCGAAGTCGAGAAGGTCACGAATGAACCAGGCGATAATGGCGCACATCGTTGCGTCGATTACTGTTTTTGTAAACGCACCGCCATTATATCTGCCGCGAAGGTACGCCATTGCAAACGCAAGGATTGCCCCGATGCCTTGTTCCTTTGCCGCGAGAATGGCGGCTAACAGGTCATGTTTTTCTGGCATCTTCATGTCTTACCCCCAATAAGGGGATTTGCTCTATTTAATTAGGAATAAGGTCGATTACTGATAGAACAAATCCAGGCTACTGTGTTTAGTAATCAGATTTGTTCGTGACCGATATGCACGGGCAAAACGGCAGGAGGTTGTTAGCGCAACCTCTTGCCACCCGCTTTCACGAAGCCAGCCATTGAGCTGGTTTTCTTTTATGCAAAGCACACCGCACCGTAGCCACAGCGGATAAGGTGATTATTTTTGTCTGTCTGGTATTTGGTTTGATGTGCTTTCAGAAAGGCCGTGCTTAAAACGCAAAAAGCCCCGAGCTATTAACTCAGGGCTTTATTTAACGAGTGCATTTATCCATCGTTGAGTCAAATTTACCCAATTTTATTCAATAAGTCAATATCATGCCGTTAATATGTTGCCATCCGTGGCAATCATGCTGCTAACGTGTGACCGCGTTCAAAATGTTGTCTGCGATTGACTCTTCTTTGTGGCATTGCACCACCAGAGCGTCATACAGCGGCTTAACAGTGCGTGACCAGGTGGGTTGGGTGAGGTTTGGGATTAGCATCGTTACAGCGCGATATGCGGCGCTTGCTGGCATTCTTGAATAGCCGACACCTTTGCATCTTCCGCACTCTTTCTCAACAACTCTCCCCCACTGCTCTGTTTTGGCTATATCAACCGCACGGCCTGTACCATGGCAATCTCTGCATCTTGCGCCCGGCGTCGCGGCACTACGGCAATAATCCGCATAAGCGAATGTTGCGAGCACTTGCAGTACCTTTGCCTTAGTATTTCCTTCAAGCTTTGCCACACCACGGTATTTCCCCGATACCTTGTGTGCAAATTGCATCAGATAGTTGATAGCCTTTTGTTTGTCGTTCTGGCTGAGTTCATGCTTACCGCAGAATGCAGCCATTCCGAATCCGGCTTGTGATTGCGCCATCCCCATAGCAGCCATCACATCAGTACCGGAAAGAGAGTCAGAAGCCGTAGCCCGTGGTGAGTCGCTCATCATCGGGCTTTTTGGCGAGTGAAATTTAGCTACGCTTTCGAGTCTCATCGTCTTCCCCTCTTGCCCTGTTTGACCATCAGGACGCCGTTAACTATTACGTGACGCTCACCTTTGCTGTCTCGGTTGTACTTGAGCACTGTTCCTCTTGCGCAGGAAAGCATCCTCGCCACTTCGGTCTGATTGCCTCGTGTCTGGATAAGAAGCTCTGGTATCGTTTGAATTGTGGCGTTCATACGTTCTCCAGCTCGGTGATTTTTATTCCAAGCCTTCCGCCTGGTACTTTCACGCCACGAATTACGCGAATGTCATCGAATTGCTCGTCGTCTTCCGCAAATCCGGCGTGGATAAGGGAGTCGAGTAAACCTTTCAGGATGTTGTCGAGGTCGCGGCGGCGGGAGTCTGGAACGTCTGCGATTACTTTGATACGGAGTCGTGATTTGGTGAAAATGTCTAACTTAAGTTTGCGGATGATTTGCTGAACGTCTTTTCGGTATTTCTGGCCTTTATCGCTGATGTAGTATTGGCTTCCCCGTCTTCGCCAGTAGGTATTCACCGACGGCGGGTATGGAAGCACAAACTGATATTCGTTCATGGCTTAATCTTCCCCTCCTTCAGTAGTATCGCCTGCGTCCTGATCACGCCTTCGAGGTGGTAAAGTCTGGCGTCTTTGTTGTCGAGATTATGGGTGCGTCGGTCGATTTCATCGTGACACGCGCTACAAGCCCATGCGCCGATCAGGTCGTCAGGCTTTATTCCCGTTCCGCAAATTCCAGCCATCCGGTAATGTGCCAGAACTGTAGTTTCAGGATTACCATTGCATACGCCGTAAATACGTACCTGGCATTCTCTGCCGCGCGCTTCTTTGCGTAGTTTAGCCATTAAGCAGCCTCCCCTGTTACTTTCAGCATTCCGTTATCGAGCAGCTTTCTGGTCAGCCACTGTTGACCACGCCCGGTGATTTTTGTGGTGAACGATATCTGTATTCCGTGATTTGTGTTGACCGCTGTTTCTTTCACTGTGAAATAGCCGCGATCCATATATTCCTGCATTGGCACATTTCGCCGGGAACCTGAAGCAATAGGATTTTGTGATCGCGCATCCACGCAAACAGTTTGTTTGGACCAATTCCAACAACCTTTGCAAAGTTTCCAATCAAAATTCCACTGGCCTCGCCAACGCGATCGGCAAACTCAACTTTAGGTGCGGCAATTGCGAGCTGGTTTTCCAGCTGCATTTTCTGCTCAGCAAGGTCAGCAGCAAGGCGCAACGCTTCCGGTAGCGTTTTGGGGATATTAACCGCAGCTTCTTCAAGCTCTCGCCAGCGGTCAACAAGACGAGCGGTGAACTCTGGCGACAACTGGGCAACAACGACAATACTGTCTCGCTTACCTTGTTCGCCCTCGAAGACGTAATGCTCGTACTGAACATTGAACCCTAAGTTATTGATTCTTTCGGAAACCTCAATTTGAGGAAGCCGGATAACACCATTTTTAGCCAGCGTTTCGATGGTACGTTTCACATTGTCATGACGCTTACCCACCAACTCAGCGATTTCAATGCTTGTCATTTTGATGGCATTGCCATTTATTAACTCACTCATCGTCTTCTTCCTCGTACATTGAGCTATTCGGATCGCTCATCAGTTCTGCACAGCAGTGCTCACACACGTGAACTTCCAGCACATGCAGCTTCTGACCGCAGTTAGCGCACGTTAAAGCCCGCTCGACGCTTTCTTGTTCGTAACTTCGATTTGGGTCAATCACCTTGTTTTCCTCGCACGTTCTCTAAGCCACCGGATATCCCACAGGTGAGCCGTGTAATTGAAGGTTTTTACGTCAGATTCTTTTGGGATTGGCTTGCGTTTATTTCTGGAGCGTTTCGTTGGAAGGTATTTGCAGTTTTCGCAGATGATGTCGGTGATACTTCGTCGCTGTCGCCTCATTCGTACCTCCTGTCGGTAAATCTGACACCCTGACCAATAGCCCATGCTGTTGTGTACTCGATCAGACTTGCCATACGCTTCACACTCATCTGCGCGCTGCTTTCGCGAATGTTGACGTATTCGCCTTCAAGCCCGGGCAAAACATCAGCTTCCTGCTTTGTTGCCACTGCATGACCGCTTATCAACAAAACCTTCCATTGTTCTGGTTTTAACCATTTATCGCGCCACTGAACTTGCCTGGCGATATCTGCGACCATAGCGTGAAATTTTGCGTTCTGGTCAAGGTTGCGCTTGTAGTCAGTAATGCGGATGGTAACTGGCTTGTCTTTATCGAGTGGTGTTGCGAGGATGGCGTTGATTGCGGCTTGCTGTTGTTGCTTAGTTCGGAGGAATATTGTTTGCTTCACTGAACACTCCTTTATTTTTTATGCCTGTAACCCCATTCTTCCAGCAACCTTGCGGCGTACCACCCAAGAAACAAAGGAAAGAACATTACAATGAGATATGCCACGCCACGGTCAATGTTCGAAATTGACCAGATTACGATGTAACCAGTGCAGGACAGGAATATTACAAACCCCAAAAAGCTACTTCGTCGACTCATGCTCACTCCTTCACTTTGACTCCAGCAGCGCGGATGGCTTTCATCACTGCAATTACCGTTTTGTCCTTCCCATCCTCATGCCCCATCGCATAAGCACCTTCTTCACCATCTTTCCAAAAGTCGTCATTCGATTCTGGCCAGTCGATATCCAGTTCAATAGCTGCTCGCGATGCCTGCCACGTTTGCCAGTGGCCTTGAACATCGTCCATCACGTATTGACCACCAATATCACCACTGCCAATTTCATGGTGATTTTCAGGGTAACGGATAAGGTCTGATGATTCGCCTCCACGTCGCAACCAACTTTCTTCAAACTGCTTTCTTGATTCGTCCATCGATACTTACCCTCAGTTCAACTCACAAAACGCCACGCCATTTTTGCTACAACAACAGGCATAACACCGATAATCACCCAGACAAATGCAGCGCCAAACAACGTATACCATGGGTCTTTACCGTCATTCACAAGACGAATGTAGCTATGCAGAACAATAAAAAACGTCAGAAGAATCCATCCAACGCCAACGCATTTGAATGCGACGAGCATAAACTCAGCCACGATTTACTCTCCCCCAAATAAAAAGGCCTGCGATTACCAGCAGGCCTGTTATTAGCTCAGTGATGTAGATGGTCATTTAATACTCCGTCACGTTTTCCTGTCGCCACGCCTCGTCATATTCCGATTTCGGCATATTGGCGATGTAGCTATATGGCGATCCTGATTCAAGTTGCAGGAACTGGTGCGATTGCTCGTCAAGGAACAACGGGACACCACCTTCCCAACCTTCGCCGTTACGTTGTTTTTCAAGCATCAAAACAGATGCCGGAGATGCCAGTAGCTGTTCGTCCTTCTCTGACATCTTTTCACCACTCTGAACTCTCTGTAACGCTCTCTCGCGAGCCTTGTTACGCCAGATGATGAAAAGGTTGTCTGTCAGGTCTGTTATCGCTCCAGAGCCTTTTACGTCCATTTTCCCGGTTGGTTTTTCTTCGCTGTCTCCTTTTCGCGAGTGAGTAACGAGAATGACGTGGGAGTTTGTTTTGTTTTTGAAGTCGCAAATCGAGTCAACAAACGCCTTCTGCCCGTTATAGTCATCGTCGCCTATGCCACATTTCATCAGGCTGTCGATGATGAATAACTGGATCCCGTATCGGCGGCGAGCGTAGTCGAATATTTCGATCAGCCTGTCGGCTTTCGCCGTTCCGGTCAGGCCAAACACCCAAAGTCTTTCGTCATAAAATTTAAATGCAGAGTCAATTTCCAGCACTGGCGGAATCTTGCAGCACGTCGCCTGACGGGTAAGGCGCTTAAGGAGAATACCAGGCTTCAGCTCAAGTGACGCGATGCACGTCTTCACACCCTGACGCATTGCCTCAAGTGCCATATGCCCGACAACCTCCGTTTTTCCGTGACCGTTCACACCATTGACCAGCGTCAACTCTGCCTCACGGAACTGGAATTTATCTGCCAGAGATTCCCACGGTGGATTAAACAGATACTGCTGCTTGCCGTAGAAAGCGTTGATAGTGTCCTGGTAAAACTCTCGCGCGCTGTAGAGTTCTTCAGGATCGAAGTAGGATGCCGTGCCGATGTACTGCCAGATTTCATCCTCGGTAACACCGTTCATCAGGCATTCGTTGATGTCCTTGTACGGCAGAGTAACAAGACGGCAACGATGTTCACCGAGTCGGCTTGCGATTTCCCTTGCGGCTTCACGACCAACATCATCAACGTCCATCGAGATGAATATTTCCTCAAACCTGTCGAGGTTGTGATACTCAAACTCAATCCACTGTTGCTTAGCGCCTTTCCCGCCACCAAACGGCACGGATAACGCCGAGATGCCGTATTGCGCATAGCTCATACAATCAATTTCGCCTTCGCAAAGTACAACCGCCCTCACGCCAGCGTCCAGAGCCTGCCATCCGAACAGACAAGGTTCGCAATCACCTTCTGCCATAATGACTTTCTTCCCGTCCGGGCGCTCAGTGCTGATTCGCTTGACCTGCAACAACTCACCATCGCGTTTGTACGGAATCACCAGAGCATCCAGTTCCCGCTCTCCATTCCACACCTTGCCGCTGACAACCTCGTAGCGCTTTACGATTTCTGGCGATATGCCACGCGATTGCAGGTACTCAAGATGGGATTCTGTTCTGGTAACGTAGCGGGCGATTTTCTTGCGATCAGGTCTGGAGAATTTTTTCTCACGTTTGGCATCGAAATGGTGATCGTCATCCTTGATACCGAGAAATGCTTTCGCTTCCTGCATAGCCTGATGCAGGTTAATCCCACGACATGCCATCCACAAATCAAGCATGTCACCGCCGTCTCCCTCAGCGAAATCAGCCCATTTTTTCTTGCCGCTAAGGTTGACCTTAAGGCTGTTTCCCTTGTCACCGTTGACGTTACCGGCAACCCACTCATGCCCCTCTTTTTTGCCGTTTGGCAACAGGTGCGGAGCCACCCTGTCAACCTGCGACCAAAGCAGGTCGCTGAGTTCACTTGGCGTCATGATTCCCTCAGATTGAGATTTTTAAACCAGAAATCGACAAACGAAATACTTAACCAGCCGTGGTTATAACCAGCGACCAGTAGCGATTTGATTTTTGATTTCATGGTTCACCTGTCGAAAAACACGTAGCCAGTTTTCGATACGGTGATTGCGGATGATGGTTTGGATTGTGGTTGAATGGTTTCTGGCTTTTCGTCGTTCCAGCGTTGACCGTTCAGGTAGCTCGATGGTAACAACCTGTCGAATCCGAACTGCTTACCATTCCTGCATGCGATGTCTTCTGCCAACATCGTGGCAAACTCGCTTGCCGTACCCCTGGTAGTTTTACGCCATTCCCTGAACTGTGTTCTGAATGCCGAAGCTGCGTTTTTCTTCCCGGCTTTCCGCATGCCTGCACACCAGAATATTTCCTCGAATGCCTTGTCGGTTTCTTCGTGACGGTCAGGTGATTTTTCACACTCCGTCCGAACACTTTCGGACATAGTGTTTTTATTATTTCTTTTTTCTTTTGTAATAGTTTCTTTTGTGTGTCCCTGTTTTGGTGACAGCGCTGTCACCGTTTTGGTGACACTTTTTGTCACCAATGCAGTGACATTATCACCAGAGTAGTGACACCCTTCTATTTGCCATTCCTCGATGTTCTTGTTAGGCCCGATTTGCTGGCCTTCGCGAAGGATAACCTTCATCGCGATAAGCTCATTCTTGGCCTTGTTTACCTTCTGTCTTGGCAGCCTGGTAATTTGAGCTAACTGACTATCAGAGATGCGATCCATCTTTTTACCGTAGCCGTATGTTTTACGGCATATGGCGTGGGCAACCTTGCTCTGATTTTTCGTTAAATCTGCGCCGATAAGCTCTTCATACAGGGCATTTGCAAGACGGGTATAACCATCTTCAACTTCTGCCACACGACGCTCCACAGGCCGTTGTGAAGGCCTTAAATGTGTTACGGTTGCAAGATTACTCATGACCTTTCTCCTTCTGCATCAGCTTCACTTTTTCCAACTCAGCCCGGAATCGACCAGGCTGCTTGAAGCTGGACAGGAAGCGATCACGTAGTATGTGTTTGTGAATTTTGTCCTGGTAAGGACTGAGTTGTTTTGTCATAATGACTCCTGTGGATTGATCCAGTAATGACCTCAGAATTCCATCTGGATTTGTTCAGAACGCTCGGTTGCCGCCGGGCGTTTTTTATTGGTGAGAATCGAAGCAACTTGTCGTGCCAATCGAGCCATATCGTCGTCGACGACGCCCCATTCAAGAACAGCAAGCAGCATTGAGAACTTTGGAATCCAATCCCTCTTCCACCTGCTGATCTGCGACTTATCAACTCCCACAGCTTCCGCTGTCTTCTCAGTTCCAAGCATTGCGATTTTGTTAAGCAACGCACTCTCGATTCTTAGAGCCTCGTTGCGTTTGTTTGCACGAACCATATGTAAGTATTTCCTTAACAAATAAGAAGTTATGCGCATCAACTTATGCGCGTTGTATTCCCGCATTTCGGCGGGAATGAGGACCATGACTGTTAAAGAGCAATTTGCTTATGCCGCTTTGCGGTAAGCGCTTTCTTGATACTTCAGGGCGCCAGCTGTAACGACTTCCAGTCGATAGGCGTCTTTCTCTGGGATGACTTCCTTCCACTGAGAGACTGCTGCGTCGCTAATGCCTAACGCTTTAGCTACAGCACGCTGGGTTCCGAAGTGGTCGATAACATCTTTCTTGTACATAGACTCGCTCCGAAATTAAAGAACACTTAAATTATCCACTAAAGGAATCTTAAGTCAAGTTTATTTAAGATGTCTTAACTATGAAAACTCAATTGATGGGAGAGCGCATTCGCGCTCGGAGAAAAGAACTCAAGATCAGGCAGGCCGCACTTGGAAAGATGGTCGGCGTGTCTAATGTTGCCATATCTCAGTGGGAACGCTCTGAGACAGAGCCAAATGGAGAGAATCTTCTCGCCCTGGCTAATGCGTTGAAGTGTTCCCCTGACTATCTGATGAAAGGAGAGGAAAGTCTTTCAAACATTGCCTATCACAGTAGGCATGATCCAAGAGGGTCATACCCTCTGATTAGCTGGGTGAGCGCAGGATGCTGGATGGAAGCTGTAGAACCATATCATAAGCGTGCAATAGATAACTGGTACGATACAACCGTAGACTGTTCAGAAGATTCGTTTTGGTTGGACGTGAAGGGAGACTCAATGACGGCTCCGGCCGGTCTCAGTATCCCTGAAGGAATGATAATACTCGTCGATCCTGAAGTAGAGCCGCGTAACGGGAAACTGGTAGTTGCAAAGCTCGAAGGAGAAAACGAGGCAACTTTCAAGAAGTTAGTTATTGATGCAGGCAGGAAGTTTCTAAAACCACTTAACCCACAATATCCGATGATCGAGATCAACGGAAACTGCAAAATCATCGGCGTAGTTGTCGATGCAAAACTAGCAAACCTTCCATAAGGGGGCATTCGCCCCTTTTTTTTATTTCCTTTAAAAATCAAAGCCAAACTTAAGTTACGAAAGAAAATTTAAGTTTTCTTCAAAAATACTCTTGACCATTAATTAAAGAGATCTTAAATTTAAGCCATCAGCAGGACGCTGGAAGCCAAACGGAAAAGATTGGCAGGCTCTTTAACATTGATGGGATTGTCCCGCCGAAATGCGGGAACCAAAGAGTAGTTGGCTTTGGGGTGGCGTGAAGTGCAGCTGCACGACGGCAACCGGAAGATAAGCACCCGGCGCGTCACCGCCAAAGTCAATCATCGGAGGTCAACATGACAGTAGTCATTACATATCTGGCTGACGATAACGCCAGAAATCGCCGCAGAGCACGCAGACAGGCTCAACGTGAGCAGGCAATGCAAGAACAGCGACTGGCGCGAAAAATTGCGCTAAAGCTCTCTGGTTGCGTCAGAGCAGACAAAGCAGCATCACTCGGAAGCCTTCTCTGCAAGAAGGCAGATGAAGTCGAGCGTAAACAGAACCGTATTTACTACCGCAAGCCACGCTGTGAAATGGGTGTGACTTGCTCAGGCCGCCAGAAGCAACGCGGAAAATCAATTCCAGCTTATTACGATTGAGGTGAGCCATGCTCAAGAAAGTCAAACGCCGACTTTACAAAGAAGGTAGATATTCATGCCAGTTGCCAAAATGCGACACGACAAAATGGAGTGTCGATGATTGGTGTAACTGGATAGATAGATACGGAACTTGGTGGGATAAATAACAGGTAACTTAAGCGGATTTATTTTCGCAGCAAACCACTTATTTGAGGTGAGATATGGAAGAAGAATTTGAAGAGTTCGAAGAGCATCCCCAGGATGTGATGGAACAATACCAGGACTATCCTTATGACTACGACTATTGATAAAAATCAATGGTGTGGACAATTCAAGCGATGCAATGGATGCAAGCTGCAATCGGAATGCATGGTTAAGCCTGAAGAAATGTTTCCTGTAATGGAAGATGGGAAATATGTCGATAAATGGGCAATACGAACGACGGCAATGATTGCCAGAGAACTTGGTAAACAGAACAACAAGGCTGCCTGATGGTGGCCTTTATTTTTTGGCCGTAAATAATTTCATGCTTATTACAATCAAGGGGATATATGGAAGAACAAGCAAACAAGATTCTCGTAGAACTACTGCAAAAAGCCAGTAATGGAATAGACGCGGCTGTTTCATTTAGCCAGGCACAGATTCCTGATGTCATCCATCAGCTTTTGATGTGGCACGCCGTATCATCAGCTGGAATTCAGGCTATCTGTGTATTGGTGATTATAGCGTGTGTTTATCTGATGATTTTTGCATGGAATAAAGGAGATGATGCGGATATTGTTCTTTTATCGCTACTTGTAACATCAGGAATAGCGATTACTTCTATTGTTGTTTTCTTCAATTATTTCGACTGGCTGAAAATCTGGCTTGCTCCAAAACTTTACCTTATCGAATATGCAGCATCATTGGTTAAGTAATTTCAGGCCACATAGTCGGCCTTCATTTTTGGCATAAACAACAGAATAAACACTGCACTGTGTATTCATTCCAACGAGTGAATACACGGAGCAATGTCGCTCGTAACTAAACAGGAGCCGACTTGTTCTGATTATTGGAAATCTTCTTTGCCCTCCAGTGTGAGGGCGATTTTTT